CGGGGACGTGTGCGAGAACACGGTGAAACAGTTTTCACCATCGGGCGACTACGTGTTGTTCTGCTCGGAATGCGTATTTGCGAACAACCACGGATGGCACTTCATTAATGACATCAAGATATTGGAGGTGCTGGATTGAGTGGCTTCACGCGAAAACGATTCCTTGCGGCACTGCTCGGATTGCCCATTGCTAAGTCAATTTTTGGCGCTTGTCGGCTGAAGGAGGCAGCACGGACTGAAAATCCTTTGCCAGTAGCGACAACCGGAAGCGCCAATTCTTCCCTTGGCTACTGGACCATCAATCCGGGAAAGGATAATGGCGACGGCACTTACACCACTGGCGGGTTGTGTTTTCATTACCACAACCCAATAGTGATTTACGACTCTACCGATGAGTGACTTCACCACCCGCGAATCCGACGTGGCACTCAAGTTTGGTTTGTCCAAGCAAACACTTGCACGCGTCCGCAAGCGTCACCTGACTCGCGGGGAACATTGGGAGCAACAACCGGGTTTCCCTATCCTCTACACGCAATCCGGCATCGATCTCGCAGCCTCGGTGTTCAACATCAACCACAAGGTAGAGGTGCAACACAATGGCCATGAGCCTGAGGAACTGACGGTGGACTGGGCCAACTTCCCGAACAACAGAATACTCAGGGCCAAAACCAGTGAGAAGCGCGTTGTTCATGTGCGGGTCAAGAACAACGTGAATTTTGTTCCCGGAATGACTATCCGCGCCAAACAGCACGCAGGAAACAACAATGTCTATGAATACATCGGAAGATACCCGAGATTTCGTGGTAGGTTCTAGGCTACAAATCACGCGGGTGGAAAATGGATTCATCGTCCACGATCCCGCAGTGCTTGACCGCGCTATGAGGGAATGGGTCTTTAACTCCACGCACGATCTGTGTGATGGCATCGCTCGCATTACTGGCGATCCATTCAAGAACAAGGCTTACTGGCCACAGGGTCCATGCACCGACAAGAATTGCTCATGCCGAAATGAGTTTGCGCCACCCAGCGTCGAAGTGAAGCAGTGACCGAAGCAACCAACAGCAGGGTTCTGGTGGAGCTTGAGGGCGAGAACGCCAAGGAGGCATTACGCCGTGGGGTCATTACACTGAAATGCTACAACGGCATCACGCTCCTTGTGCGCTCACATGAAATTCGGGCGGTAAGGGTGACTGACGAGACGACAAAATCATGCTCGATCCTAATTGGTAGTGAGTGGTTCTCGGTGGCCTCCGAGCACTACGACATGGTTATTGCGGCTTTCCATCAACAAAATGGTTGAGGCGCCTCCAGCACCCGAGAAACCGTTGCGAGTACGCTCGGTGCCGACCGCCACACCGAAGGCCACGGAAACTTTCCGGCCTACTTGGTTCCCGCCGTTCCCGCTGCCTGACGAGACGGCATTGCGCCGTGAGTGCTCCACGCCTGAAGGACTGGCACGGCTGCGTGCATTCCTGCAAACACGTGAGGAAACCATTGCCAAAATTAAACAGATGCCGCTGGAGCTTGGTTGGGAGCCGCAGATGTGGCATGACGCCGACAAGCTTCTCTGTGGGCGCAAGCGGCTGTTGGTGTTAGGGTCAAATCGATCTTCAAAATCCACGTACGCGGGCAAGCGAATGCAGAATGTCCTTACGCGCACGCCGCTCATCCAACCCGTAGGACAAGACTACACAATTCCGTGGATGTCTGAGCTATCAGAGAACGTGCAGGGGCGCATCGGCTGGTGTTTCCACACTCAGGAGCTAACCAGTATCTCCTTGCAGCAGCCGATTCTCTGGCAGTTCATGCCATCGCACCTGCAAGCTCTTTACCGGCTGAACCCGGCACTCTACCAATCGCGCAAGCGCAGGCCCGGCATTCACACCGATGTTAATTACACCATCAAGAACGGGTTCCCTGGCTTCCGGTTCGTCCTGCCCAATCAGTCTCAGTGCTTTTTCTTCAACTACCGGCAGGATCGCGACGTGGTGGAGGGCGGGCAGATCGATTTGGCTTGGGCCGACGAGTTGATTCCAGTCGATTGGCTGGAGCGATTGACCACTCGCACCGTGGACAGGCGCGGTAAAATCATTCTGACCTTCACACCCGTGCGCGGCTACTCCGATACGGTGGCGGAGTTCCTGAATGGCGCTCGCATTGTGGAGTGGAAGGACTCGCGGCACCCGTATTTTAAGGACAAGGTGATGTGGCCGGGCGGAAAGGCAGGGCGCGTGCCTTACATCGCGGAGTGCTTAAAGAACGAACAGGATGCAGTCATTTGGTTTCATGCTTTTGAAAACCCATTTCTGGAAACCGGGTGGGAGGGCTTCTTTAAGGAGTGGCTTACCAAGAGCGAGGCGCAGCAGAAGATTGTCGTCTTTGGCATCACCCAAAAGACCACCGGCAGCAAGTTTCCGAAGTTCGGGAAGCACAATATTCTTTCGCCTGATAAGGTGCCGAAATTCCTGTTAAAGGGGACAAACTACCACTTGATGGATTTCGCGTGGATGCGTAATTGGTTTATGTTGTGGGTTCGTGTCTGCATCAACCCCGCCAACAAGAGAAAGTACTATTATGTTTACCGCGAATGGCCCGACTTTGAAACCTACGGGGCGTGGTTTGAACCGAGTGGGCAAAAGGCTGACGGGGTGGCTGGGCCTGCTCAGGAAGTGTCTGTCTCGGGACCAAAAGAATACGCCGCACTCACGAAAGCACTCGAATCGCAGCAAGCCGAAGAAAGCATTTATCGTCGCTTCGGGGACGCCCGCACGGGCGCGATGGAAACGGCTGTAGAAGAAGGCGGGGCGCTCTCCATCCTGGAGCAGTTGAGCGGCGTGGAGAACTTCGACGTTGAGCCGGTGGTCTGCGCCGATGGAACAGGCTTGATTACCGAGGGCGTAAACCTTATCAACGAACTGCTGGCTTACGACGAGACGCTGACTTTCAGTCCGGCCAACGAGCCAAGGCTGTTCATCTCCTCGCAGTGCCATCAACTCATTGAATCCATGCGAAACTGGACCGGCAGAGACGGACAGAAGGGAGCAGCCAAAGATCCAATCGACGTGCTGAGGTACTGTGTCGTAATGGACTTGGATCACGCGGACCCGGATGAGCCTGTCAGTCGCGGGAAAGGGAGAAGTTACTGATGCAATACCTTTTGGACAAAGAGGAGTACGACAAGCTGGCTGATGTGGAAGTAATGGCACGACGAATTTCTGACCGACGCATGGACCTGTTCAGGGAAAAGCTTAGTGCCGAGTTTGAACATTTCGACTACAGTCCGCTAAACGATCCGTCTGATTTGCCAAAAGTCGGACTATTTAGGGCAATTCGTGACGCGGTTGATCGCGCCAACGTAGTGGCTCGGCAAGACATCACTTGGTAATCATGATTTTATGCACGACGAAGATTCCATAGCCATTGCCACCGAGAAACCCAACATCAAACTGCTGACCACTGAGTTCCAGCGGGCCGGTGCCTCCGGGGATTTCTTTGCCCGCCTTTATGACGCTGAGGCCACGCGCCTAGCCCGGTGGGATGGGCAAACCTCTGACGGCAAGAAGCACGACGAGGAAATGGAGGACGGTGAGGAAGCTTTCCCGTGGGATGGCGCATCTGACGTGCGCTGTTTTCAGTCTGATTCGGTCTGTAACGAGAATGCGGCCGTCCAGACCACCGCATTCTGGCGCGCCGAGTTGCGTGTCAGTCCTGTTGGCCCCGAGGATTCCACCGATTCAACTGTGGCCACCACCTTCATCGACTGGCTGCGTTACGCCCGTCTCGCCAGTGAGCTTTGCGACGAAACGGAGCTATCGGCCCAATGCCAGCAGGAGGCCGGTTGGTTCATGCTGCACACCACATGGGAGCGTGAAGTCTCAAAGAAACTGCGCGCCATCAGTATGCCAGAGCTACACAAGGTGGCAGAAAAGTTCCGAGAGCAGATTTCACCCGGCCCGAATGGCGAGCCGCCTGCCATGGACATAAATTCCGCCACACCAGAGCAGCAGCAGGTCATGCAGGCGCTTCTGATTTATCCGTCGCTTATCGCCAATCCAGAGACGGAGGACCAAGCCATTGCTGTCACGCAATACATGCACCGCCTTTACGTGGAGCAACAGATGCCCAAAGGCATTGAGTCTGATGACATTTCGGAGTTGTCTGTTAAGCGGGCGCGTGCGGCAGTGCGCGAGTTGCGCGAGGAGGGCGAAACCAAACTTCCATTCCCGTATCTGTGCAAAAACCAGCCCTGCATCAAGACGCTTCGGCCCTGGGCTGATGTTGTCATTCCCGGCTATGCTGCCGACGTAGACAGCACGCCTTACGTGTTCCTGCCGATGTATTTTACCGAAGCCGACCTGAAAGCCAAAGTCATCTCCGAAGGCTGGGATTCTGTTTGGGTTGAAGGAGCGGTCAAGACCAAGGGCCAGAAGTCGCATTGGCTGCGCGGTGGAAACAATGTAAATGGTGTCAGTTACACCACCACGATTGATGAGGACGAGGACCAGATTGAAGTCATCTGCGCTTACGTCAAGCAGATCGATGACGACGGCGTTACCAGCGTCAACTACGTGTATTTCAGTCCGAATTATAAGGGTGAAACCGATGGCGAACACGACTACGGCAAGGGCGGGTTGTTGGATTATCCAAATGCCCGGTTTCCGTTGCGCCTTTGTCGCCGTGAGGTTCGGGACCGGCCAATCATCACCACGCGAGGCGTGCCTGAAATCCTGAGCACCAGTCAGCGCGAGGAGAAAGTGCAGCGTGACAGCATCGTTGACCTGACCAGTATCACCACGTTGCCGCCTGTCAATGTGCCCAAGGGCGCACTCGGCCAGAAGTTCATCTTTGCGCCGGGCGTCCAGAACATGACCACGCCGGGGCGCGCTCCTGAGTTCATGCAGACACCGACGCAAGGTGTCATTCCCGCCGAGAAATACCTGATGCTGCTGGACCAGAAGAAAGACCGTTACTTCGGGTTGTTCAGCGAAACCAATCCGCCCGCGCTCTCGCAGCTTCTCATGGAGGGACCAGTGCGTCGGTATCTGACGACATGGGCCTTGGCGCTTTACGACGCCTACCAACTGGCCTGCAAATTCGCGCCGGATCTGATTGAGCGCGTTACTCAGGAGCGCCCACCCGCCATTGATGATATTCACACTGGCGAACATGACCTGACGCTGCACTTCGATGTTGGGATGCTCAATCCCGATATTGCGGCGCAGAAGATGGACGCTTATTCCAAGCTGTTGACCGAGGATTTCGGTGGCATCATAGACCGCAACGCTTATGTCCGAATCAAGGCGCGGTTGATTGACCATCGGCTTTACAGGGAACTTGTCATGTCACAGGCACCGGCCAGCGAGCAGATGCAGACCGATGTGCGCAACGAATTGACCAGCATGTTCGCGGGCAATCCACCGATGATTAAGGACGCCAGCAACGACCCGACTGCGCCCGCCCGCCTGCAATACGCGCAGCAAACCATTGCCAGCAACCCGAAGATGCTTCAGGCTCTTGACCCGCAGTTGATACCGGAGATTCTTGGGCCGCAGATGGCGATGCAGGTCCAGATGCAAATGCAGATGCAACAACAGCAGACCATGACGGGCACCAATCAACCTGACCCGTTGTTCACGAGTTACGTCGAGGCGTACTTCCAGAACTTGCAGCAAGGCGCTGACCAGCAGCAGAATAAAATGACTGGACGCACAGGGGTTGCGCAGGGAGCAGGCCAATGACCGAGGACGAAATCAAAACTGAGTTCTCCAAGCATCCGGCAAACGCGCCTGTCATGCTGGCGTTTCGTGCGTGGTTGGTGAATCGGAGAGATGCGGCTATTGATGGTATTGCTGCGCCGACGGCCTATCCACACCAAGAGCACAAGGCTTCTGGAATGTTGGTTGAGGCCAAAGAGACATTGCATGAATTTGACTCCGTAATGGCCGAGAACGAGAAACGCCGTCGCGCTACCGATGCAACACCACATGGTTACGACCCACCCGTATGAGCCGACAGGAATTTGAATCGTTGCCGGAACTTCTCAAGCGGAAAACCGTTATGACGAAGTGGAGTCTAAATTGGAAGTCCTACTACAAAATGTTGGAGGCAGATCCATCGCTCACCGTGACGGTGCCGGGCAGCAATGAGAAACGCGTTATCAAGCACCGCCTCGTTAAAGTGCTCCCTATTGTCAACTTCTGACAACTAAGGGCTGCTGCCAGCCCCTAGCTTCTTTACTTCACGCGATTCACACGCTCTTAGTGACTTAAGGCAACTGTGCGCCTTAAAAGCACTGGCACCAAACCACTTGCAGGTTAATCGCATGGCAGAACAAACAGGGGCACCGGAAAGCCCTCAAACCGAGACCGAGTTAGAGGCCGATGACTCAGCGGCACTCGCAGCAATAGCGAACCGGCTTTCAGGCCAAGAGGCCCAACCTGAACCCACGGGGGAACCCGAGGCGACAGGCGGGGATGAAACAACTGATCTTTCACATACCGACAGCGAACCGGCAGAAGAACCCGCCGCCGAGGGCACCGAGGAAGAGCCAGCCGCCGCGCCGGATACGGACGACGAGAACTTGGACGACGAATTGCCGCCCGAACTTAAGTTGCGCATCAGCAAGCGGATTGGCAAAGAGGTAACCAAGCGGAAGGCACAGCAGGAACGCGCCGAGCAACTGGAGGCAGAGCTTGAAGAGCTTAAGGCATCCCTCGAACCATCGAAGGAGAAGCGCCAAGAGCCTAAAGAGCAGAATGCCGCCGACCCCAGCGAGCAAGTCACCAACGCGGTGCTCTCGCGGGAACCGGTCTTACAGAAACTCGCCAAGGAAATTGGAGACGTAGAGCGCGTCAACCAGCAGGCCATCACTCTGCGCAATCAGATGCGAAGCAATCCCGAAAGGGTTGTGGCGCAACTGAAGGCCATGAAGGGGTTGGAAGCCGTAGTGACCGACGAGGACAGCGCCCGAGAATGGCTCGATGAGTTTATCGAGAACAGCGGACGCGATTGGCACAAGCTGACCTCAAGGCATGAAGCGATGCGCGAGCGCGTGATCGCCAAGTTCGAGCAGGAGCGTGAGTCTAACCGAAAGTCCGCATTGGCCATACACCCATGGGTGTTGGACGCCAAGGCTGACAAGGAGAAACACGCGCTTGTTCAAAATTACCGGAAGGAATATCCGGGCCTTGAGCAGATACCCAACGGTCATCGGCTGCTGGCAAGGCTGGTCCTGGGCGAGTTGGCTGAAAAAGCCATCACGCAAAAGACCGTGCAGGCACCGACGAAGCCAGCCAAGCCACCGCCCCTGCCATCCAAGCCGCGCCCGGCTGCTCCCGCGAACGGGAAGCCGAGGCCAGCCAACTTGGCGGCTCTCGAAAAGCGGGCCTATGAAACCGGAACGCAAGAAGATGTGGTGGCTCTTGTAGAAGCCAAAATGTCAAAACTGTTTTGATTATATGCCCGGATTAACCGAACCAAATCAAGTGGGGAAAAGGGAGGACTTGGCCGACATGGTAGCAAATGTCGATCAAAAGTCCACGCCGTTTACCTCGCGTATCAACAAGTCCAAGAAACCAACCAACTCACAATTCGACTGGCAGGTCGATAACTACGATGACGCCCGCACTGATGGCGTCGTTGATGGTGTCGATGTGGCCGACTTCGAGAACCCGGTTGAAAACCGCGCTCGCATCGGCAACTACGCTCAGGAGTGGCGCAGGACTGCCAAAGTCTCACGACGTTCTGAGTATCTCAGTAATGTTGCGGGTGTCCGCTCTGAGATGGCGAATGGCATTGCCAAGAAAATTGTCGAACTGAAGCGCGACATTGAAAAGACGCTTCTCAGCGACAACGACGGGCAGGCCGACAACGGTTCCGTGCCATATCTGACTTCCGGACTCGGGAGATGGATCAACACCACCGGCCCAACATTGCCGATTGCAATTCCAGCAGCGTACCGCACTCCCACAGCGCAAATCATCACCACCGCCACGGCGTCGCTGGTTGAAGACGAAATCCAGAGTGTGCTCGCTGCCATCTATGCCTCCACCGGCATGAATGGTGATTTCGTGTTGTTCGCGGAACCCACGTTGCGGCGGCGCTTCACTGACATGACGCGCACTGTAGCAAACACGGGCGCTTCCACGTCCAAGGTTCGCTCGTTCAATATTAGCGGCTCC